CCGTTAGCTAACACAAAGTCAGGTGTATAGATATGCTGAGAAGCAGGTCGAATATATTTCAACTTAACCTGCTCATAAGTGTACTCTACACCTGCCTTGTCCAACTGCTCCGCAATGCGCTCTTCCAAGCCACTGCGGAAGCCGTACTTCTTTGCTACTTGCTTAGCTGTAAGAGATTTACGTCTGGTTGCCACAGCTCACCTTCGTATCGCCTGAGCCACAAGAGCTGGCCTTGTTCCACAAAATATTCAATTCCATGTTCCTTTTCCACGTATACTTTGAATGCTTGCCGAAGGAGATCTTCTTTCGTCTTAGCATCTTTAAGCGCCTTAGCTGCCTTTGCAGGGCCAATTCCGAGGAGGCCGGGAATATTGTCAACCCTGTCCCCAGTGAGTAGCTGCGTACAAAATGCTTTATAACCCTCGAAGTCATTGACATAATCAGTCTGTGCCTTATGCGGATTGTGATGCCATCCCGGTATCTGCCTGAGGTCTTTATCGACACCAACAAGTAGGTACTTATCAGGATTTACCGACATTTTGATAGCTACCTCATCGTCAGCTTCTTGTCCATCTACAATGACAGCCCCTAATCGGTTAACCATATGTTCACGAAGAGCCTCATAGTGCTTAGGCTTCTTCATGTCCTTACGATTACCCTTATAAGGAACTGTCTTTGCAATGTCATAACGGTAATTGTTTTTACCAGTTAAGAAGGCTTCATAAGAATCTGCCTTCAGGTGTAAGTAGACCATATCTTCCATTGTCTCTACTAACCTGCTTTTAGCATACTTCTCAGAATCCTCCTCACTAGCAAAACCTACCGAATAGATCAGGAAATCAGCATCAATGAGTAGATCCTTTGGAGGATCACAGGATGTCGTCATCTTCAGCGTCATCCTTAGGCTCAGGATTGTACTCCTTAAGCTCAGTGACGATCAGCATCTTGATAGATGGAGCAGCACCATATTTAGCAGACATCTTATGACGATAGCTAGACACCAGAGCGGTAACTTTAGTGCCGTTACCAATACGCTCAATATCTACCTTGTTACCATCATTGTCCACAGGCTCAAACTTATACAAGCTCTTACCGACAATGTACTTACCCATCGTATCTTTCTCTTTGATCTGGATACCCAGTTCCTTCAGAGCTTCAGCAGCCTTATCAGAAAGATTACCGATTGTGCATTCATACTTCTTGTTGTCCTCATTGAACTTCGTATTGAAGTTATGCATCCAATTGCTCCAGAAGAGTTCACCACCGATCTTTACAGGCTTCATATCCATTTCATTTTCCTTTAAAAAAACTAGCTTACCATACTACTAGGTCACTGCCCTCCGGAACTCCCGGAGCTTCCTCCCCGCTACGCAGAGAAGGTGACGGATCAAGCTGTCAAAAATGGTGCCGAATAGAGGATTTGAACCCCTGACCTTTCGCTTACAAGGCGACTGCACTACCACTGTGCTAATTCGGCGTGTTTGGTGGACGATGAGAGAATCGAACTCTCAAACCTTTCGGCGGGAGATTTTAAGTCTCCTGTGTTTACCTATTTCACCAATCGTCCTTTATTAGTTACTCAGCCTTAGGAGCCTCGTCAGCGGTATCGTCCTGCGACTGATACTGCGCTACAAGCTTCTGATGCAACGGGAAAGCACCAGACTCAGTAGGCAGTTGACCAATCACACGGATGATGAAGGCTGCTTCATTCTGTTCAAGTTCAAATTTCATATGTTTGTTCCTTTCAACCAATCAATCAATGCTATTAGTGTATCATAGAAGATGGTGCTGTGTCAAGTGTTTCAGCAAGTTCTTCTAAATAATCTTGCATTCCTGTAGCAACCATCCATACAGTCATCAAGTCAATCTTCTCTGAAGCCTTAACTTCAAAGCTATCCTCATAGACATCAATGGTGATTGTACCTACAAGTTTATTTGTGTTCTTCGACATACGAAGCTGCCTTTCTTAGTAGCTCCGGATTGTCTTGTAACAAACCTAAAGCACGGTTACAGTTATGACAAAGAAGCTTCCTTACTTTGCCTGTTTTATGGTCATGGTCTACTGCAAGCTTTTCATTATGATTGTTTTTACCAATCAAGAAGCCTTCCGAACCACAGATATAACATTTGTAGTCTTGATCTTTCTTCATCTGTTCAAGATCAGCCTCATCTATTCCATAATTCCTTTTATAGTAAGAGTTCTTACCACGACACTTCGTAGAGCAATAGAGCTGACAAGGATTAGAAGGAGTAAAGACATTAATACAGGTCTTACACTTCTTATCTTTGAAATAACCGTTTGGATACTTAGTGACAGTCATGCCAGTTCTTCCCAATGCGATACTCAGCATCCACTGGACATCTAAACTTCAAAAGCTCTCCTGCCCTTCGAGCAGATTCTACAACAATTTTACCTACCATGTCGCCATACTCCGGTTTAGTTTCAATCTGTACTTCATCATGAACCCATGCTAGAAGTTTATAAGGAATCTTCTTAGCTTTAAGTTCTTCTGTAAAGCACACAATCCACTTCTTTGCAATAATAGCTCCAGCAGATTGTAGCAGACTGTTGAGTGCAGCGTGTTCACTACGCACCCATATCTTTCTACCATCTAATCCCGGAACCCATCCTTTAGCAGAAAACTTATCAACCTTGTCTTTCAACTTCCTCAATGAAGGGGTATTCTTCATGAAGTTGTCAATCAGTTTACCACCTTCTTTAGCAGACCCTCCAACAGTTGAGCCTACCTTAGCAGGGCCTGCGCCGTAGAGCACAGAATAGGTTAATGTCTTACTCAAATTACGTGCATCTTTATGCTCCTTGATGTCTTCCTTCACAGTACCCATTGGAACAAGTCCAAAAGCTTGTGTGTTCTTCCAATGCACATCTCCTTCAAGCAATTCATGCTGCCATTCAGCGTCTTGCATATAGTGAGACAAACAACGCAACTCAATCCCAGATAAATCCACGCCAACCTGCACGTTGCCTTCTTCCACAGTCCAACACTCTCGACACTCAGCGCCATAAATGGATGATGTGTTTGGAACCTGCCCCATGTTCGGACTACTATGCGTAGCTCGGCCTGTCACTGCTCCGTTGGTAATGACCTTACCGTGAACCCTGCCATCATCCTTCACAGCCTCTAACCAGCTCTCGATCTGTGCCACTCGTTTCTGCAGCATCAGATACTCAGCGATCATAGCTGCTTCAGGAATGTTCTTGATCTCTGAGAGTGTACCCTCATCGACCATAGCCTGACCAGTCTCGGTAAACTTCTTAGGCTTCCATCCAAGCTCTATCAGCTTTTCTCCGATTTGCTTTCGAGAGCCGGGGTTGAAAGTAACGCACAAGGGTTTGAGTTGCTTTCCTGTTTTCTCACTGACTCGTGGTACTTCGTAGGGAGGCCATCTATGTTGCATCTGCTCATATATTCCTGCCATTTTTCCTTTGATGTCAGTAAGTAGACAAGTGGCCCAAACGGTGTCCAATTTGAATCCATTTCTTTCCTGTTCTGCGATTATAGCCGCGACTTTATGTTCCAACTCAACAGAATCTTGCGAAAACTGTTTCTCATTGAGATCATTGCATAGTTTAAGATACAGTTTAGCACAAACTTCAACGTCCCTAGAGCAATAATGCTCCATAAGACTATCAATAGGTTTGTCGAAACATTCTCCGTCATATTCTTCTCGTCTTCCCTGTAGCCACTGCCATGTAGCCTTGTAGTTAATCTTCTGAAACTTGAGAGTATTCCCCCAAGCCTCTAGGCTGTGGCCTTGTTCTCGACTCGGATCGAGTAGCCTGCTTACTATCAACGTATCGAATACTCTCTTCAATCCAATCTTCGTATTCCATTGCCTGTTCAACACTGGAAAGTCGAACCCGATGCCGTTGTGAGCTACGATCAACGTAGCGTCCTTTATATAGTCCTGAAATGGCTTTGCTTCTTTCCATGTCTTTACTTCTTCAGTGTCAAGGTCTTTAGTGATTACCAGATGAATCTTTTGGTGACTCAGATCCGTCTCGATATCCAGAACGATACGCTTCATCTACGTCTTTCTTGTATGCTTCCAACAGTTCATTGTGCTCTAGGCGTAAATCCAAAAGCTCTTTCTCTAATTGTACCATACGTCCGATGAGTTTGTCAATGTCCATCATTTTATTTTCCTGTAGTTGTTTGATGATCCTGATTACATCTGAGGCTCTCATTTTAAATTCATCCATAGTCCAACCTGAGCAAAAGCATAGCCTGTCCAGATCATACCGTTACTCAGTTCACCTTTGCTCCACTGGAGGATACCTACGATGAGATACCCTAGTCCTGTGGCTCCTACGATGAGGTGTTCAATGCTAATCATTGCATTCATCCTGTGATTTATCTAAAGTCTTCATACTATCAAAACCTTCTACGATCTCATCATAGACATTACGCTTAGGTTTCTTTCCAAAGATTCTATCCCATCCTTCATCGTAAGCCTTCTGATCTTGTTGCTTACGTGGTGCATCCCCTTTGCCTCCGTCTGAGTACTTCATACTTGTTCCTTGTTTAACGCATCACAGATTATACAAGCAATTTTATAATCTACGTCAGATTCAACATGGTCAAAACCATATTCTTCTGTCCATCCTTCTTCAATTTCACGAATAGAAACCTGTCCAGTGTACCCTGTCCACACTTTGATAACTTTATCTCCGTCAGTTACCTCAGTGCCATAGTATTTTCCCTTCAAGGGTCTTACAGTCCATTTCATAGTGTCTCTTCCTTCATCTCTAACATTCGTCCTGTGTCTTTAACGTACTGGAGTTCACAGGCTGGTCCAGTGTATCCATTATAGCGATTCTTAGCGACAGCAACTTTTGTCTTATGTCGTTCTGATTCATTTTCTGCCATGCTGTTTCGTTCAAGAGTAATGACCGCATCACTGAGTTGAGCAATAGCACCTGATCCTCGAAGCTGAGAGAGTGACACAGCTTGTCCATCTTCGTGTCCTGCATTTCCTTGTGGCCTTCGTAGATGCGATACACAGATCAAGGTAACCTCAAGTTCCTGTACCAGTGTACGCAGTTTAGTCATCATTGCATCAATGGCTTTACGCTCGTCACCATTGTCTAGCCCTGAGACCACGATACTAATATGATCGAGGAACACAACACGACAGTCACAAGCTTTAACCATATATCGGATTCGGTTTGCGATATTGTCAACATCGCTGCTGCCAAAGTGATCAAAAAGATATACCCTATTGCTTCCCAAGGTAGCATCAAAAGCCTCCTTCAATTCGGATTCAGTGACCGGAGTATCCGGAAGATGCAAGAGCTTATTAGCGTGAAGGCTCATAATACTCCGTGCAGTCTTACGTGTACTCTCTTCCAAGAACATACCACCAATCTTCCAGTCTGTAGTCTTCAAGAGATGGTACAGAATCTCCCGCAGGAATTGACTCTTACCCAAACCTGATCCAGCAGTGACTGTAATCAGTTCAGCCTTCCTAAGCCCGTACAAGAGCTTATTCAGGCCTTCCCAAGGGTACAGAGCCTCTGCCTTAGGTTCTGGCTTACAGATATCTTCCCAGAGATTGGCTGCATTGACGATACCATCAGGAATGTACGTTTCAGCATTCCACCACTCATGAACAAACTGCTTTGTTTGACCGCCAATAAGATACTCACAAGCATCTTTCAAGCCACTTTTGTGCTGAACAATCTTAGCTTTCTGTCCAAAGAGTTCAGCAACTTCCTTAGCTGCTTTTCTCCCCGGTTCATCACCATCAAAACAGATTACGATGTTCTCAAAGCTATTGAGCCATTCGTACTGGGCTTTACAGTCCTTCAGAGCAGCTTGTGCTCCGTTCCTAATGCTGACAGAAGGCCATTGACTACCTGTAAGTTGATATCCTGCCAGTGCATCAAGTTCTCCTTCGTATACCGTGACGTATTTCCCACCTGAGTGGAAGAGATGTTGACCGAAAAGAGCGGCTGATTTGAAGTCTCCGTTAATCGAGAAACTCTTGTTCTCCACAGTGCGTGATTTAACAGCGACAATAGTTCCTCCTTCGTCAGCATAAGGGTAGTATTGCTTTGTGTCATCTTGTGTTACTCCAAACTTTTCACAGGTTTGTCGGTTGATACCGCGATCAGGAATTCCCTTGATAGTACCTTTAATGTCTATCTTCACAATGTTCTTTCTTGCAAAATTGTCACGTATATTTGACATCTCTTCGCTCTCTTCTCCGGGCTTGAATGTCTGACATACATGACAGTATTCATGACCATCGTCATAGAGTGAGTTACCGTCAGAGCTGCCACAGTTCTCACAGGCGATATGTTTAAGGAATTTGCTCGTCATGTGCTTTCTCAGTTGCTGCCTCCAGCTTGTCGATGGTGATCTGCTGTGCCCGTACCAGTGCGCTCAGGCGCTGGATTTCTTCTTGGGTGTAAACCGGGAAGCTATCAGGAGGTACTGTTGGCGAAGAGCTTTCATGCAAGTTGCCGTATTTGTCTTTGTACACCCACGCCACCGGCTCCTGCACAG